CGAGGGCGAGCAGGGGCAACGCGATAATCATTCTCTTCATGATCTGACCCTTACTTGATGCTGTCGTAGAAGGCGGCGAGATCGGCCGGCAGGCGGCCTTCGTCATACACCTCGAAGCGGTGGCGGATGATCGGCCGCAGCGCGGCCTTCCCGTCGGCGTCGGCCTGCTTGTACTGGCGCTCCAGCTCGGACAGGTCGCGGACCATGCCCTCGTTGTACTGGACGCTCTCCTTGAAGACCTTGGCGTCAATGGCCGTGTAGCGCGGCGCAAAGAAGCCTTGAGCTGTCAGGGAGACGTAGTTGAGGCCGAAGGCCAGCAGGACCACGCCGCAGAAGGCGGCGATGGCGATGCCGATGATTGCGAGAACGTCCCTCACAGCCCCAGAGCCCCCTTGTACAGTTCGACCATAGCCTCTTCGGCGTCACGCTCGTCCTTGTTCTTTTTGCGCAGCTTGATGATCTCGCGCATCGCCTTGACGTCGAAGCCGCCAGCCTTTGCCTCGAGGAACACGTCCTTGATGTCGTCCGAGATGTTTTTCTTGTCCTCGTTCAGGTTCTCGATGCGCTCGATCAGCAGGCGCAGGCGGTCTTGTGCAATTTCATAGGTCATCAGATGTTATCCCTTCTATCTTCAGTCTTCGCGGAGGAATTCGTCGCGCTGTTCTTCGGTCATGTCGCGGACCTGAAGCAATGCGTCCGAGACGGTGTATGCCGAAACGGCACCCAATTGCATGGACAGGTCGGAGCCATAGCGCGTCACCAGCGCCTGCATTGCGAGGCCGGCGAACCAGTCGCGCAGCTCCATGCCGGGACGAGGCCCCGCGGGGAATGCGTAATTATCCTTCACGTCTATCTCCTCTTCGTTATGCGGCCTTCAGCCGGTTGGTAATCGCTTCGTCGCGCAGCCCCCAGCACTTCAGGTCTTCCATCACCGGGCTTTTGATCTGCGCTCTCTCGGCCTTGGTCAAGACGACCAGACGCTCGAGTCGTTCAATCTTCTTCGTCAGGCGGATCCACCGCTTCTGGCTTTCCGTCAACTTCATCGATCCCTCCCCTATGCGATGCGGACAACGCGAATCACGTTTTCCTTCCTCGGGTGCCAGCCGATCTCGAACCGATGATCGGGGTTGCGCTTGCGGAAGAAACCCACAGAGTTACGCACGGACACCTCGCGGCGCGAGCGGCCGTTTCCGTAGTTCCCCATGTCGTCGGGCAGGTCGAGGCCATCGCCGACCTGAAGCTCGTGTAGTGGGTAGCTTTTTGTCTTTTTGTTCAGCGGCGCGGAGGCCTGTCGAACGATCTTGATCATCTCTTTCCTTTCGATAGCGGCGCGCTTGGGCCTGCCGCTTCATGGCGTAAAACGATAGTCAGTGCAAGTCATGCGAAGGAAATAATTTTCAGACCATCGCTTGACAGCAGACCCCTTTTGCCCGATTTCTCGGGCACGAGATACGCAAGGACAGATATGAGCCCCTTCGAAAAGTACGGGATGCAGCACCTTTCCCCGTCATCCTGCAACACCTTCGTCAACTCCCCCGCGGCCTTCATCCTGCAGAAGTGCATGAAGCGGAACAACCCCGTCGGGCCGGCGGCGCACCGCGGGACAGCCTCGGAAACAGGCATTGCCCACGGCCTCGTGAACCCGAAAGCATCGCTCGAGGAGTGCGTTGCGGCCGCGCGTGAGCAGTACAACACGCTGACTGCGCTGAGCACCGATCCCCGCGTCGAGAAGGAGCGGGACGCGATTCCCGGCTTCGTGAAGACCGGCCTGCAGGAGCTGCGCCCCTACGGCATCCCGTCGTCGCTGCAGGGCCACGTCTCGCACACGGTCGAAGGCTTGGCCGTGCCGATCATCGGCTATTACGACTTCGAGTGGGAGCACAAGGGCATCCTGATCGACCTCAAGACGACGCACCGGCTGCCCAGCAAGATCAGTGTGCCGCATGCCCGTCAGGTGTCGCTCTACAAGGCCGTGCGGGGCAACAACCTGTCGGCCCGCATCTCCTACACCACGCCCTCGAAGGTGGCGACGTATGAGCTCGAGAATTACGACCAGCACCTCAAGTCTCTTGAGCGTGTCGCCCTGACGATCCAGAAATTCCTGTCCATCAGCGAAGATCCGCTCGAGCTTGCCGCTCTCGTGATCCCTGACGTTGACAGCTTCTATTTCGATGACCCAGTCACCCGCCACGAGGTGTTCGAGATCTGGGGCATGTAACCAGTTTCCGCGACGTGCGGAGAAGCAAGCGGCGGGCTAGATCGCTGCGAAAAAGGAAGACGTAAATGGCTATTGGCATCAACTACGAAGCGGCCTCGAGCGGCGACATCATCCCCATCGTCAAGTACGATGCGAAGGCTGGCCGCATGTTCCGCCGCGACCGCGTGAACGGCGAGAACGAGCAGATCGACATCACCCGTTCGTTCAAGGCGGTCTTCGACTTCGAGAACCTCGAGACCGGCTTCATCGACTTCAACACCGGTGGTGCGCCGAGCTTCGCTCTGGCCCACATCGACAGCAAGTCGAAGGTGACCAGCCCTCCGACTCCGGGCCACAAGCCGGGTGCGCGCGTTCTGGTGAAGCTGACCAAGGAATGCGGCGGTGACGTCCGCGAGCTGGCTTCGACGGCCAAGGCCTTCCTCCGCGGCATCGACGCCGCGCACGACGCCTACGTGTCTGGTGCCGCCGCCAACCCCGGCAAGCTGCCGGTGTTCGTGCTCAAGGACACCATCCCGATCACCTCGGAAGGCGGTGGCAACAAGACCACCAACTATTCGCCGGTGTTTGAGCTGGTCTCGTGGGCTGCACGCCCCAGCGACCTGACCTACGTGCCGCGCGCTACCGAAGCGGCCACCGAGACCAAGGCCTCGCACGCTCCCACGACCGGGAGCACCAAGGTTTCGGCTCCGGTTGCTGATGAAGACGACTTCGGCTAAGTAACGAGTGGAGGGCGGGGCTACGGCCTCGCCCTTTCCTCGGAGCTATAGTATGCGATTTCTCTTCACAATGAATATGCCGAGCTTCAGTGGCCATCTCGTCCACCAAATTATTGGCGACCATGAGGCCGATACGCTCGAAGATCTTATGGAGATCATGGCCGAGTCCGACTTCATCACTGTGAACGAAGTCTACAAGGACAGCAGCCACAACTCCGTCACCTATTACAGCAAGGGGCCTGTAGCCATCGGCTGCATGCACATCGGCAAGGTGAAGGAATTTTCCGCATGAAGCGAAAGACATGCGAGCACGGAACCCCGAAGGCCAACTTCTGCGCGCCCTGCATCGACGAGTATCTCGCCAATTTCCACATCCTGCCGGACCAGCACGGAGATCTCGACATGACGTGCAAGCCTCTCGCCTCGGACGATCTCCCGCCTCGCGCCGATTTCCAGCACCTCCAGTTCGCAGTGACTGATCACGCCGCAGCGGCCGCTGAGGCCCTCGGCAAGCTCCAGCAGCGCCTACTGACTGGGGAGACCCCCGAGGACATTGGCCCCGAGGTTATTCTGCTGGGCCGGCTGCTGGCCCGCCGGACCTGAGGCAGCACGCATCTTCGCATACCAGTCCTGCCACCCTTCGGCCTTGATCACGGCCGAGGTGCAGGCGACTTCATCCAGCTTGGCCTGTCCACCGGCTCCAGCAGCACTGGCGGGGGTTCCGGCAGCTTGGGGCACAGCGCCGGATCCGGCCGCGTCGAGACTGGCTTGGGTGTTCCGCAGGCGCTCAAGAGCATCAGCAAGCTTGCCGCGAATAGATCTTTCCTCATCATGACTGATCGCCTTCTGGTTGCCCTCAACTGCAGCCTTGTTCGCCGCGGCCCTCGCATTGACCTCGGCGATTCCCTGCTTGAGGTTGTCCACACTTTGCTGCAGCGCCTTCACCGACTGCTCGGCGTGAAGGTACTTTTTCTTGTTCATCTCGCCCCAGCCGGCCACCAGCGAGAACATGATGGCGACCGCAAAAAGGGCGAGAAGCAGCGGCTCCTTGAAGAGGCCAGAGACGAATCTCATGCCCCCGCTAAGCAGGAGGCCAAGCACCGGTCACTTCTCGGGGAAGACGGCGAGAAGGATAGCCGCGCCGAAGGCCACGTAATTCCAAGGGCTCGACAAGTTGTTCGCCACAGTCGCAGCGCCAGCCGCCGCGGCGATGATCGCCCCGATCTTGGTCGAAAGCTCCTGCGAGCGAGCGCGCATCCATTCCATCATGCTTCGGTTCCCTTCCTATAGATGTCAGCCTCTGCGGCCCGGCGGCTCACAAGGCCGGGTAGCTGGATCAGCTTGCCATTGACGTGGGCATAGCACCACTTCGAAAATTCAGCCGCAGCGCCGGCATAGTCGCCGGCCTTGTGCTTCTCGAGAAGGGTCGAGCCGAGCAGCGCGTTGACGCCGAGGTTGAAGGCGAAGTCGGTCAGGGCATCGCACTGGCCCTGTGTGCACTTGCCGACCAGCTTCTGGATGCCGCCCCAGCTATGAGCGACGTCAGCGGCCATCACCGCATCGGCCTTGTCCTGCTTCCACGTCAGGCCCGGCGACACGTCGTGCCCCGTGTGGCCCCAGCCGATGGTCCACTTTCCGGCCGGGCACAGGTAGGCCTCGGGCCGGAAGCCTTCAAAGCGGCGGATCAGCCAGAGGCAATCGCTTGAGGGGGTCATTCCGCCGTGACCTTCAATTCCGACCCGTGCATGCCGAGATAGTTCTTGGCCGTCACGATGCTGTCGCGTGCCTCACGAATCGCGGTTCTCATCTCCGGCGGCTCGCCGACCACGTCCAAGGCCGTCAGCAGCTTGTCGAAGCTGTTGACCATCAGGCCACAGATCTTGTCGCACCGCTCGGTCGAGGCCGCAGTGGACTTCTTCCGGCCAAGCCAGTTGCCGCCAATGGCACCGGTAACCAGAGTCACGATGCCTGTAACGAGAGAGGATTGAACTTGGGGGTCCATTGACGTGCTGCCCTTAAGTGATCGCAACAGAGATGTTGGCGTTGGCGGTGGTCCCGAAGGGATTGGATGCTGCAGTCCATGCCCACGAGGATGAGTTATACCCAGCCGTGTAGGTGGCGTCTGTCGCGTTGTACACGCTACCACCGACACTGACATAAGTGAATGCGTTCTGATTCGGAACCACCGAACCGGTGAGGACCAGAGAAAGGGTGCACGATCCGCTTGAGCCGTCGCCCGCCCCAAGAGCGTAGAGCGAAGAGACGGTGAACTGCGCGGCCTGCGAGTTCGAGAAGTAGGTGGTGGGGGTGATGCTGCCGTAGCCGACGCCCAGATAGCCGGAATTGAACCGCTGGTTGCCCTGCGGGCTGAACGTCGCATAGTACACGGTCACCGTGTACGCCGACGACGATCCTGCGAAGTTACTCGCTCCCTGAAAGGCGACCATCATCCCGGTCATTACGAGACGCCAGCCCCGCCGACCGAGAAGATCCCGGTATCGACGCAAAGCACCGAAGCCTGCCCATAGGCGGCCAAGGTGCGGGTTCCCGTGACAGACGAGCCGGCGAAGCGGATGGTCGTGCCTGTGCCGGCAATGATCGAGATCGGCGAGGCGCTGCTGTTCACGATCAGGAAGTTGTCCTGCACGTTGAAGTTCGCGGCCGTGATTGTGACGTTGCTGCTTGTGTAGACGAAATACCCGTTGGTCGCCGAGCTGACGGTCGGGCTGGTCGTCTTGAGGAGCTGCAGGTAGCCGACGGGGTTGTTCGTTCCGGCCACGTTGATCGCCGACAGGGCGGTGCCTGTGAGCGAGGCGATGATGTAGTTGGTCGTGAGCGCGGTAAACGAGGCCGTCGTCACCGTCGCGCCTGCACCGCCGGTGTTGGTCTGGCTGAGGCTGTAGCTGCCCGCGCCGCCCGTGGTGCCCGAGACCTGAGACGTGATCGTCACGGTGGTCGGCGAGGTGAAGGTGCCGCCTGTGATCGTGCCGAGCGTCATGCCGGGGTAGATCGTGCCCGAGGGGCTGGTGACGACGAGGGTGTTCGTGCTGGCCGCGATGGTGCCCGTGAAGGTGGACGACAGCGCGTTCCACGTCAGCGACGAGGATCCCGACAGCGTGCCGCCGTTGTTGTACTGGATCTGGGTGGTGCTGCCGCCGGCCGCCGAGGGCACCGTGCTCGAATAGGTGACGTTGGTGCCGTCGCAGATGACCGAGGAATACGACGCCGCTGTCAGCACGACAGACGATCCGCCGCCGCCCGAGGTCAGGGTGACGGTGTAGGTGTTGCCGCCCGTGTTCACGCAGTTGTTGTAGACGAACCAGTAGCCGCCGATGCCGCTCGGGATCTGGATGGTGACGTTGCCAGTCAGGGTGCCGGCCAGCTTCAGGATCGGCGGGGTGTACTGCGTGGAGGTCAGGGTGGTCGTCCCCGACGTCAGGCCGGAGATCGAGGTCACACCGCCAAAGGCACTGTCGATGTACCCGAAATTGGTGTTCAGCGCCGAGTCCCAGTTCGAGGAGCCGGTGGCGGGCTGATTGAGGTTCTTGTTCGTCGTGGACATGATCTACCTCAAATTGCCTTCTTGGCCACGCGCAGCGCGCGAACAATGGTCTGGTCGTGATGGTTGAGCAGAGGCTTGGTCGTTTCCTGCTCCGCCATCTTCGCCTTTTTATACCCGGTCATGAGGCGCTGCACCAGCGGCTCGATGCCCGAAGTCACCTTTCCGCCCGACTTGTATGCAGTGCGGCCGCCATAGTGCATGCCGGGCTCCGCCTGCTGCGCCGGCGGCCGATAGCTGTAGTCGTCCGAATACTCATCATCGGCCTGCGCTTGTGCGGGCGCACGGCTTTGGGCCATGTCCGCGGCCCGAGCCTCAGCCTGCAGCTTTTCGTGCGGGACAGGAACGCCCGAGGGCAGGCCTTCGGGTACAAGGTTCACGCGCGGAGCAGGCGGCTGTTCAGGCGCTTGCTGATCCTGATCGCGACCCAAGGACGAGGCGATGTTCGATCCGAGCGTAAGGCCCGCGCCACCGTAATACTGGCCGGGAGTGAGCGAGAAATTGCGGGCAGCGTCTGCGCCAGCAGCTTCCAGCCTTTCCGCAGCAGAGGCGGCTGTGCCCGCGCGCTTTGCGGCGGAGGACACGGCAAGGTTCTTCGCGCCTTCCGCAAGCATGTTTACAGGGAATGGAAGGCGCATAGCGCCCAAGAGGGCATCGGCACCCGTATTAATGATTGGATGTGTCGCCAGACCGCCGCCGTCACGCGGAGCCGTGACCGAAGACGGACCGTAGGTGCTCGGATCTTCGCTCAGGATTTCCTGCGCAACCCCCTTCACGCCGGTCGCTCGGGGCGCGACCGAGACGTCGCCTCCAGAGAAAGACGGGTCGTAGCCAAAATTTTGCTCGTGGAGCCGGCTGAGGTCGGCATTGGCCCGGTCGCCGACATAGGTGCCGTTGGGGCTCTCCCACTGGCCATTCTTGAACCGGAAGTCACCAATGGGCTGAGGCGGCGGAGGGGCTGCTGGAGCGGCGACATCGTCCGTAAGGCCGACGGCTTCACGGGCCGCGGCCCTGTTCGAGTCCGCGTAGGCCTGCGCGCCAGTACGCTGCCCGCGCGTAGCGCCCACGGGAGCCTCGCGGTGGGCCATGCTGCGCGTGATGTTCTCCGGATTGACCCCGCCTTCGCGCAGAGCCGCTTCACGCACAGTGGCCGGAGAAATCGTGCCCTTGGCATCAGCCACGTCCTGCAGCGTCTTGTGGAACTTTCGGTTCTTCAGCAGGACGCGCTGGCTTGCCCTCGAGAGGCCACTGTTCTGGACGGCCTCAACGACAGCCGGAGTCGGCGTGACATGTGGCAGCCCCGTCGTGGGGTGCGGGACCGTGTGAAGCACCTGCGGACGCGCCCTCGGGCGCAAAGGCGGCACGAGCGACCGGGCGGCAGCAGTCACACCGCCGCGCAGACCGGCCGCCGACATGCCGCCCAGAAACGCTTTGGCCGCGCCGAAAAAAGGAATGAGGGAGAGAGCTGTCCCGACGGGGTGCTCGACCATCTGCTGCTCTGGGTTGTTGTAGATGTCAACATACGGCTGATAGAGCCCCTGCGCAGCGGCCAGAGCGGTGTCCTTGGGACTATGCCACGCAGCGGCGGGAAGCGAGGCCAGCCCCTTCCCCATCTCCACGATGTCGGGAACGACATTGCCGGCGGCTGCGCGCACATCGCCAACCAAGTTGCCGCGGGCCTTGTTGGTCTTTGTGAAGAAGTCCGAGAAATTGTCAGGCATGGCTGTTTCCTCAGTTTGCCATCAGGCGGCTGCCGGGCTTACCGCCGGGGTAAGGTGTGCCATTGTCATATTCGACAAGGCCGTTCTTGAACCGATACAGCCCGTTGCGAGGCGTCCCGTTTTTCGGAACCGGCGGAAGGTACTGCACGTACTGCGCCTTTTCCTGCGGCGTCATCCCCTTGATGAAGCCGTTGCGGCTCACATCCTGACCAAGGAACTTGGTGACCGGGTTCCCGGCAGCCCATTCGCGGTTGAACTTCGACATTTGCCCAATCCCACCTTGCCCCGAAAGCGCGGTGTCGTGGTGATAGAAGGTATCGGCCTTGTGGTGCGCGGCATTGGCGGCCGCGCGCTCGAGCATGACGCCATAGTACAGCGAGCCCGCCGAAGTCGTGGCAGGGTCCATATTGGGCGTGGCGAACGGGATGCCGTACTTGCGCGCAATACCAGCGGCGCCCTGCGCCATTGCCCTTGCGGCAGAAGCGTCGTCGGTGATGTTGGAGGCCTCACCCCCGACAACCCCATAAGGCGAAAGGCCGCGGCTCATCTGGTACACCAGACCGCGCCCAGTGCGGCTGGGATCGTGATCCTTGGCGCTGGCAAGGAACGCATCGGAAGGCGTGACCACAGCGTCCCGCTCGGTCTTGTAGTTGCTGGCGCCGTTGCGGAAATCGACTGCCGAACGACGGTCGGTATCGACATTGGCCCGCTGGGTCTTGAGGCCAGAAGCCCAAGACGTATACGCGCTGTCAGGGCGCTGCGTGCTCGCAACAATCGGGGCGAAGTCACCGCTGCGATACCTGTTCAGCAAGGCAGCAGCCCCCTGATCGCCCGAATTCGCACGACGCTGCAAGACATCGGGGTCCGTTTCCGGGGTATATGCGGCACCCGGCGTCCTTGCCGGCATGTCCGTGTACTCTGGCGCGGTGGCGTAGTTCTTCGGCTCCGCCCAAGCTGGCCCAGCCGAGACGGCCTTCCGCATCGGATGGTGACGGGTGATGTGCTGCGTGGGCTGCCCCGTGGGGGTTGCGGCCGCGTCGGGTGCGGGTGTTGCGCCGCCAGTCGGGGCTGGGGTCGGCGGCATAAGCCCTCCGCCACCCGGCCCAGCGTCCGGGCTCAGGCCGGCCGCAGCCGACACTTGGGTGGGGTCCATTTGGTAATTGCGGGCGATCTGGTCGATGAAATTGCCGCGCAGGCGATCCATTTCGCCTGCGGTAAGCATAGGACGTCCATTCGCACCAAGCGGGCCGGATCCGGCAAAATGCCCTGTCGGGTCGTAGAAGTACCCGTTGCCTGCATCTCGGAAGCGGCTCATGAACTGAGGCACGGCGTTCGTGAGGACATGCAGGCGGTTTGTGTCAGCTTGCCGCTGCGCAACGCCAAGCTGGCCACGACGGATGTCGTTTTCGAGCTCGTACTGGCGAAGGCCCTGCGCCGTCTTGGCACCGGCCGCCAGCCCCTGACCGAGGCCAACGATGCCGCGGTACGGGCCGGACATCGAAGCACCAATGCCGGCAAGCAGCGGAAGCCACGAGTCAGCCTCGCCCTTGCCAAGGCCGCTGATGAACTTGCCGTGCAGGACGTTGCCGAGGACGCCACGGTCGCGGGGAATGCCCTCCTGATCGGCCATCTGATTGATGCGCTGCCCAGCCGCACGCCCCGCCTTCGTGAGGAAGGGCTGGAGCTGGCGCTGCGTGTCGGCATCGGCCTGCGCGGCCTCGTCCGTCATGTTCTGATTGATGTTGCCGCCCGCCTGATCCAGCGCGTCATTGACCAGCTTTTCGCTGTACGGGCTCGCGAACTCACTCGAGCCCATCTGCCCGGACGGGGTGTAACCCTCGTCACCGTACCCTTCGGAGTCATCGGAGGAGTCTGACGGATCGATCAGGTATCCATTTTCGTCGGTCCGGATCGGGGATCCGCCCTCTTCGTAGCCGTGACGGCCAACAAGGCCGCCCGAGGCGTAGCCCGCCTGAGCGCGCAGGGCCTTGCCCTCAGGACCTTCGTTGCGGAAAGCCGCCCAAGTGCCGGCGAGGTGGCCATTGCGCTCACGGGCCAGCTCAGCCGCCAGAGCGTCTTGCACCTCGGGGGTGAACTTCATCGAGCGCCAGTTGTCGCCGTAGAGCTTATGCGCCAGATTGGCCAACGTATCGCGCGTGAACTGATAGGCACCGACAGCGCCGGTCCCCAGATTGGGGCCGAGGCCGCGGACCTTGCCCTTCGTGGCACCGATCAGTTGACGCTGAAAGTCCTGCACGTCGCCAATCGGCATCGAGCTCAGATGGTCGTGCGGGTTGGCATACGGCGACAGGCCTGTCCGCGGGTTCGCGCCATAGACCACGTCGTATGGGTTCGTGAACTTGTCGGTCCCTTCGCCCTTCATGATCTTCGCACGCAGGCCTTGGGCGATGCCCGAGGCTGCCGGAAGCGGCGCGCTTCCACCATCCTTGGGGCCGAGGCCGATAGGCGCGGATTCGGGCTTCGGAGCCGCGCCGTCTTCCTGCATCTCGTCCAGAAACTTTTCCTGATCGACGCCGGAAAGCTGGCCCATGATGCTGCGCAGCAGAGGCGAGTCATCACCATCACCAACGTCACCGCCTTCAGCATATCCAACGGCGCCACCGTTCTTGGCGGCCATGAGCAACGGCAGGATCGCAGCCATAGCCCCAAGGCCCTGCGATGCGCCGCTCATCCCGCTGTCGGGCTTCGGCATATTGAGCGGGGGAACATTGAGCTGCGCATGCGGGTTGTCGTCTGGGATGTCTTCCTTCTTCGGAACAAAGTCGCCCGACTCTTCGTCGTCACCGCCGTCACCAGCGGAGCCGCCGTGCGCAAAGGCGAGCAATCCAGCAATCTTGCTGCCAGCGCCAAGCGCGGACCCAATAGCCTGCCCGCCGGGGATCAGCGAGGCCAGCGAGCCGGCCGCGCCGAGCAGGCCGCTCGCGCCGCCGCCGCCGGGCTTGGCAAGGCCCGACGGATCGGCCTGCATGAGCTTGTTGGCGTCTAGCTTCTCGTCCGGGACGTCGGTTTCTGTGGATCCGGCATAGGGCATGCCGCCGCCAAGGCCGAACCCGATACGGCCGCCACGCTTTTCGAACGAAATGTCCGCACTTTCCGACCCGAGCGAGTCCGTGCCGGAGTCCGTGGTGGCTTCGGGGTTCTCTGTGCTTTTCGCGCCGATGCCGCTGCTGTTCGCTTCCGAAGAAAGAGCGGCGTTGTTGCGGGCGATGATCGGGGCCATCGAATTGACGAGCTTCGAGCCAGCCACACCCGACGAGACAGAGGGCTTGCTTGTCCAGTTCCGGTCCTCGGCGTTGCCAAAGTGGAACAGGTGCGCATCGTTGCCGAGCTTACCCAAGGCAATGGCCGTGTCGGCCGCCTTCTTGGCCTCGTCGCCTGCGCTCGGCAGCTCCGGCATTTTCATGCTCGGAGTAACCAACTGGGCACGGCCGGGGGAGCCGGTCGGGATGCTGAAGCCGCCCTGCGCGCCCATACCGCCCTGATGCCCCAGCAGGCCGCCGTAGAGCGACTGATAGGCTGCTGTCGGGTCGTAGCCAACGAAAGGCGACGAGCCGTAGCCCATTGGCTCGGCCATGCCGCCGCCAGCGTAGCCTTCGCCCATGTGGCCCATGTGGACCATCCCGCCTTCACTGTTGCCGGCGAGGCCGCCGTTGGCGAAGTGGCCACGGCGAGCAGCGTCGTGGGTCGCCTTGCCGTAATCGACGGTCTTCATGCCGCCAGCAAGCCCCACGGCTTCGGGATGATGCTTTTCGACATCCTGAGCCATGAGGCCGATCTGGGTACGGTCGTCGCCGTTGTACTTGAAGTTGTAGATCGGCTGGCCGTCGAAGGTGCGGCCAATCTCGTGCACGTCGTGCTTGGCGCGACGGTCCGAGAGCTCCGACGATCCGGTCGTGGTCGATCCGGAGTTCGCGCCGATGCCTTCCGAGATGTTCGCCTGCTGCTGGAGCTGCTGGTAAGGCAGGGACACTGCCTGCTGATGCTGGCTGTATAGCGCGGTCTTGCCGGCCTGTTCGGTCTGCTGCTGCACCTGACCAGCCGAAAGCTGGGCCTGCGCACCCTGCAAGGCAGCCGTCTGCGCGCCAGCACCAAGGCCGGCAAGCGCGGAAGCGGTCTGCTGCAGGGCCTGACGGTTCGCCTGCTGAGCGCCAAGATCGAC